ACATTCTATAGAGGATTCAGCACAGTAGGACGAAATAGAAAATTTCGTCTGACAGACATTGAGCTGGTAAAACGCGACATAATCAATCACTTTCACATACGTAAAGGTGAAAAACTAATGAATCCAAATTTTGGTACAATTATTTGGAATGTATTACACGAGCCATTAACTGACGATTTAAAATCAGTGATTACCTCTGACGTAAAAGATGTAGCTAGTTATGATCCTAGAGTCAGCGTAGACAATGTAATCATTACTGAATACGACAGAGGCCTACAGATTGAACTAGAACTACGTTATCTTCAAACCAATCAAATTAATCTTTTAAATCTTAGATTTGATAGTCAAAGCAATACCCTATTAGCCGCATAATTAACTACGCAGTTTTTTCCAACGATAAATACTATATAATTGGAAAACAAGCATGGCTATTACCACTAGACAAACAAGTTTATTAGTTGCAGAAGATTGGACCAAGGTCTATCAAACATTTCGTAATGCAGACTTTAAGAGCTATGATTACGAAACCCTACGTAAAAGTATGGTTGACTATCTGCGTTTATATTATCCAGAAGATTTCAACGATTTTATTGAAAGCAGTGAATTTATTGCTTTAATTGACCTAGTGGCTTTTCTAGGACAAAGCCTAGCATTCCGCGCAGATTTAAACACACGTGAAAACTTTATTGATACTGCCCAACGTCGTGACAGTATTCTTAAATTAGCTCGACTAATCAGTTACACTCCAAAACGTAACATTCCTGCTAGTGGATTATTAAAAGTAGAATCTGTCAGTACTACTGAAACAATTTATGACAGCAACGGAGTTGATCTGTCAGGCTTGGTTATTGAATGGGCAGACAGTGGTAACGACAATTGGTTAGAACAATTTACTTCTGTACTAAACTCCAGTTTCAATAACAATCAAGTGGTTGGTAAACCCAGCAACAGTCAGACTATCAATGGCATAGTCAATGATGAATATCAGATAAATCTAGTACCCAGCGTAGTAGCTACCTACGGCGTTGATGCTGACGTTGAAGGTACTAGTACTAATTTTGAAATTGTAAGTCCTACCAGTGCTGGTCAGACCTATGTCTATGAATCAAACCCAAGACCCAACAGTCCATTTAATTTACTCTATAGAAATGACAATCTAGGCAACAGCAGTAATAACACAGGTTTCTTTTTATATTTCAAACAAGGCGAATTAAAATCTGTTGATATTAAATTTGATGAAAGCATACCCAATCGAGTATATAACATTAACATTAACAATATCAACAATACTGACGTTTGGTTATATAGTATAGACAGTGCAGGCAATCCTAGTGTGCTTTGGTCGCATGTGCCAGCTGTAGGTATTACTAATATAATCTACAATAAGAGCGTTAACAAAAATATCTATCAAATAAACACACGTGCCGGTGATCAAATTGACCTAGTATTTGGTGACGGTGCTTTTAGTAACATACCCCAAGGTAATTTTAGACTTTATTATCGCGTTAGTAATGGTCAAACTTATAAAATTACACCTGATGAAATGCAAGGCGTGACTGTACCAATTAATTATGTTAGTCGCGGTGGTAGAATTGAAACTATCACTATTCGCGCAAGTCTACAATATACAGTAGCCAATGCCGGCGGCCGTGAAACCCTAGACGAAATACGTCAAAAAGCACCACAACAATACTACACACAGGATCGTATGGTCACGGGTGAAGACTATAATATTTTGCCATACACCTTATTCTCTACAGTACTAAAAGCCAAGTCTGTAAATAGAACCAGCTCAGGCGTGTCTAGATATCTTGATGTTATTGATACCACAGGCAAATATTCCAGCACAAATATCTTTGCACAAGATGGTATGTTGTATATAGATCCTTTTTCTGAAACATTTAGTTTTGACTATTTGACTAGAAATGATATCTATAGAGTAATTTATAATAAGGTAAGCCCTATTGCCAGTGCTACAGAAACACTGCAATTTTTCTATGCTAACTATCCGTTGATATCTCTGGCGGATGTTTACTGGAATAAATCCACAGTAATTGCTAATGGTTCCACAGGATATTTCTTTGACAGTGCTGATAATATTCTACAAGTAGGATCCACTGTCAGCAGTAACTTAAAATATATTAAACCAGGTGCGATTATTAAATTTAGTCCTGGCACAGGCAAATACTTTGACAGCAGAAATAGAATACAAACAGGTGTTCCAAGCAAAAATGGTGACAAGTATTTTATCTATGCGGCCGTACAAAAAGTTGTTGGTAATGGTACCAACGGAGGTCAGGGTAACCTAGCCAACGGCACAGGTCCTATAACATTAAATCAAGAAGTACCACAGGACGCTATTGCTGAAAGTATATATGCGGTATTCAACAATGACTTTAGTACTGGATTAGTAGAAAGCATGTTGAGTTATATACAGGCCTATGAGGATTTTGGTCTAAGGTATGATGTAGAACTTGGATCATGGCGATTAATTTTACCGCAGGATCTAAGCACAGAAGAATTTAGTTTAAACTATGCAGGTAACACCAGTGGTCAGGGATTAGATTCCAGCTGGTTAATATATTTTAAAACTGTAGGGCAGACTTATTCTGTGATCTACAGAGGTCTACGTTATGTATTTGAAAGTGTGTTAGAAACTAACTTTTATTTTGATGATAGTATTAAGATATTTGATCCAAAAACAGGAATAACTGTACATGATCAAATTAAAATATTAAAAGTAAACCATAAGCCTGACAGCACAGAAGCACTAGCACTAGACTATATTTGGTTTATCTATCAGAACATTACTGAAATTGATGGATATGAAAATCCCAGCAAAATACTAGTAACGTTCCCAGACAGTGATAATGATGGTGTTCCAGACAATCCTGAACTATTTGAATTGATTGTGTCACCTAACTTAGATATCAAAAATAAATTTGTATTTTTTGAAAATACTGTAAGTTATGACAATTTTATTGCACAGACTCCTGTGAGTAGTGACCTGGTAGTCACAGACTACAATACTCTTAGAGAAATGCAGACTAGTGCTACACTTTATCAAGATGGACAAATTTTCTATTCACCCATTGAAAATAAATTTTACGTTTTGAGTATTAACGAAAGTGTTTATAATTTAAATGAGTCAACAGCATATACAGCTAAACGTGGACGCCAGGACATTTATTTCCAATATAGACATAATAGTCCTAACTATCGTCGTATTGACCCAAGTCCAAATAACATCATTGACTTGTATATCCTGACTAAACAATATGCTACAGACTATGTAGCATGGATACAAGACAGTAGTAATACCATTGAAGAACCAGCACTACCAACCGGTGACCAACTAGGACTAGAATTTAGTGAGTTAGAAAAATACAAAAGTATTTCAGATACTTTAATTTATAATCCTGCTAAATTTAAACCAATATTTGGTATTAAGGCAAACCCAATACTACAAGCAACATTTAAAGTAGTTAAGAATGCATCAGTGGTTGTCAGTGACAATGATATTAAAACATCTGTAATTGCAGCTATCAACAGTTACTTTGATGTTAATAACTGGGACTTTGGTGAAACATTTTACTTCAGTGAACTCAGTGCTTATTTACATTCTACACTAGCACCAAATATAGCTAGTATTATTATTGTGCCTAGCAGTGAAACCAGCACGTTTGGTAGTTTATTACAGATCAATGCTGAGTACAATGAAATTATTACCAGTGCAGCAACCGTAGACAATGTACAGATTATCAGTGCTATTACTGCCGCACAGATTAATCAATCAACAGTAGTATAGTAGATATTAGGATAGATAATGGCCGCAAGAAAAACAGTAAATTTTTTACCAACCATATTTCAAACTGAAGTCAATCGTAAGTTTCTATCGGCTACGGTTGATCAATTGGTCAGCGAACCAAATTTAAAAACAGTTCACGGTTATATTGGTAGAAAGTTTGCGCCAACTTATAAGGCAAGAGACAGTTATATTATAGAAGATTCTGCTGATAGACAAAATTATCAGTTAGAGCCCGGTATTGTTGTACGTGATGACTCCAACAACATAACATTTTTTGCTAGCTATACAGATTTACTTAATAAAATAGACTACTACGGTGGATTAATTAATAATCATAGTCGTTTGTTTGATAATGAATACTATTCATTCAATCCACATATCAGCTATGACAAAATTGTTAACTTTGGACAATACTATTGGTTACCTAACGGACCCGACCCAGTAACAGTTAATACTAGTGATGTTGATCTTAGTCAAACTTTTATTGTCACAAGAGATTCGGCTACAGACAAATATAAATTTACAGTTAACGGTGAAGTTAAAGAAACATTGATATTTGCTAGAGGCGGTCAATATACATTTAAAGTTGATCAACCAGGTTATCCTTTCTGGATACAAACAGAATTAGGTATCGACGGTCAAAATAATTCTACTCCTACTATTAGTACCAGAGATGTATTTGGAGTAACTAACAACGGCGATGATGCAGGTACTATAGAATTTCAAATACCACAAAGTAACGCACAAGATAGATTTGCCGATATGGATTTGGTCTACAATGTAGACTACGCTGCACCAATAGCATATTCAGATCTACACAATCAATTACTAAGTAAATTCTTAGAAGAGTTTCCGCAGTATGCTGGTATTACTGGCAGCCTAGACGGCAAAACTCTGATATTTGTAGATCAGGATACTATAGAATTGTCCGGCGAAGAAGCATGGACAGCCGGTGGTGTATTTGATAGAGACGGCCTACAAGTTGACGGATTTGATGCAGGAACAATAGTACCTGACAGTCAACGTTACGGAGTGTGGCGTGTACAATTTACCAATGGCGGTACAGATGACCCTATAATTAAATTAGTCTATGTTCAAAATATTGATATTGGAGAAAAAGTTTTTATCAAATACGGGTTAGTAAATGCTAACAAAGAATTCTATAAAGAATTTGATGGATTCTTCTATAGTATGCCAGTAATGACTAGTCTACTGGATACTATGTATATTCAAGACGGCACAAAATCAAGCATCTACAAAAGTATAAAAATTGTTGATTCTGCTAGCTGGTTAATTGACGTAGAAAATGACATTATTAGTCAACCTAATTATACCAGCCCCAACGGAGTTAAATTTACTAGTGGACTTAAAATTCGTTTTGAAGATGATGTAACTCCGCCCGCATATCAAAACAAAGAATACTATGTAGAAAATGTTGGTGACAGTATTAGATTAGTTGATGTAA